TTAGCATTGATACCGATTCAGGTGTCCTAATGGCTACGCTCAACATCTTCGGTCTAAGTGAAGCAGTTGCAGCTGATCCTACAGAAGCATGGGTTGCACCTAAGCTATATGGCGCAGATGCACATTATCTACGCCTAGATACTGCTGGTATTGCTCCTGCATTCGCAGGCTCACCTGACGTTAACCATAACGGTGTCACGTTCGGTGTTAACTTCAATGCAGAAGCACAGAACAGAATTAGGGCTGATCGTTCAGCTTCGTACATCAGCTTCGGTATTACGGAAGGTACAGTCTCAGCAGAGATTGACTTCCTAACCCGCGCTGACTACGACTTCTTCAAGGCTACAAACAAGCGAGCCATCCGCGTTGAATCGCTAACAGGTGGTGTAACACTAGCAGCAGCATCACACGGTGTACAGCTACAGGCTAACAACTACTTCTTCAACTCGTACAGCATTCCACTAGAAGGGATGGGTGATCTAGTCGCGGCTGAAACCGAAGGGCGAATGCTAGGTATCGCAGGTGGCGATGCTTATGCAGTAACAGTTAAGACAATGGTTACATCAATCGTATAGATTAGTTCAACAAATGTGCCCCCACTCTGCCGCCTGCGGGTGGGGGCACAACTACAGGAGAGCAAGGAGAGAACAATGTCACCCGTCGCAACAGTTACTACTGAACCACAGCGATTCGACCTAAAGAGCCTTCCCGCAAAAGATGGTGAGGAAGGTGGCTTTATTGTAGCTCGCCCACTACCCTATGGTATGGTACTAGAGCGTAGGGATAGAGGTACTGAGATGGGAATGGAGCTAGAGGTACAGCGTGGTCGGCGCAAGAAGCGGTCTATTCACCAAGACGAGCCTGAGACTCAGAAGATCGAGCTAAAGACTCTTTCAGGTTGGATGGCAAATCATGACTTTGCATACTGCATTGTCGATCACAACCTAACTGACAAGAATGGTGCAAAGCTAGACTTCACCAATGCTCTAGCCGTGAAGATGCTCGATCCTAAAGTTGGCATCGAGATTGATCGTATCCTCACGGAACTTAATGAGCCGGAAGAAACAGAAGATGATGAGGATTTTACACAGTCGCTTGGCTCATCATCGCAGGACGACAGAGCACACTTGAGCGAAGCGACTACGACGGAAGATTCGTAGCACACGTAGCAGAATGGATAAACATTACGTTCTTGTGTGAAACGATGGGATGCTTACCTAATGCAGGTGGCATCTTTCAACAACTACCACGACACATTGCCAACATGCAGATCGTACTAAGAGCACGTAATGATTACCACAAATGGAAGTCAGATCATCCTAATGCTAGGGAAGAGGATTAAAGCTTAAGAATGGCAAGGCATCTATCAGAAATGATGCTCATTGTCAGAGCGCAGAATCAAGCCTCTGGCGCACTTAGACGCGTTGGTAGAGATATGTCTGCACTTGGACGGCATCGTGCATTACAGATCCGTCAGCAGAAACTACTACTAAACCAGCAGAATCTAATGCGCCAGAGGCAGCGCGCTCTTAACGAGCTTAATTCTATTACACAGGGTACTCGCGCAATCAATCTACAGCGGGCTGCTCTACAGCTTGATCGTCAGCGTAATACGATTATGCAGAAGCGCAGAGGTATTCTTGCTGATGCGCGAAATCGTACACATGCAATGTCTACTGCTACGGAACGTATGCAGAAGGTTAACAATGATCTGTTCCGTAATGAGACTAGGCGACTACAGCTAGCAAACAAGCTTAAGCGTGTTCAAGTAGATGAAGCTAATGCTCTTCGCACACGAAGGGAACTGCTAAAGTCTAGGGGAGGACTTAAGAATGTTCCTGCTGATGTAAATGCACTATCGAAGGAGTCTATCGCTAATGCTCGACAGCGTTCGACCATTATCAATAGACTTCTCACTAGCAATGCCGACAAGAACCGCGAACTAGCATCTACCGCTAGTCAGCTATCTCGTAGTCAGCAGGAAACTGCTAATACGGCTAGAACACTCGGCACTCGCTACGTTGCTACAACTAAAGATGCAGACAATCTTAGGCTCGCAAAGTCTAAGCTTGCAGCCAAGCACGTAGAAGAAGCTGCCAGAGCAAAGCAGCTACAGAACGAGCTACGTTCAATCGGCCAACGATATGCGATTGTCAACGCCCAACAGAAGGAACTAGGGCGAACGATTCGCTTAGCTAAGTGGGATAGACTTTCAGCAGCAGGTCGTACAGTACAGCATCTTGGCCGTGTTGGACAATATGCTACACTAGTCTTTGGTGGCGCTCTAGCTTATGCTGCACATCAAGCGGCACAGTTTGAAAGCGCCGTAACTAAGGTTGCTACACAGACTGGTAAAGTAGATAGTAACTTCGGCCGTACTACTGCAACTATCGTCCGCAACTCTCAGATGTTGCAGAAGGCTTTTATTGGTATCCAGATGGACTCTACGAGTTCTATGGAACAAATCAATGAAGCCGGCTACGATCTATTCTCAACTATTGACCAACTAGGTGAGAGCACACAGGGGCTTAAAGCCGGTGTTGGTATTCTTAAACTGTTCTCCGATGCTGCTATCGCTGGCGGTACTGACATTAACACAGTTGGCGATGGTGTTATCGCAACACTGTCTGCCTTTGATGAAATGCCACAAACTGTGGGCGGTGTTCGGAAACTACTGAACCGCATGTTCGCAGCAGTACGCTTCGGTCGTATGACATTTGCTGAATTCGCTGCAACTCTCGGTACGACTACTCCTGCTGCTAGGGCTGCTGGTCAGACATTCGATACACTAGCTGGCACAATTGCATTCCTCTCTAAGCCACTAGGTATTAATAAAGCATCGGTAGGCTTTGCACGTCTTACTGAAATCCTTTCTCGCAAGAAGTTTGTGGAGGGACTAAAGAAGGCAGGAGTAGAGATTACCGATACTAATGGTAAGATGCTACAGATGCCACAGGTAATCGACAAGATTGTTAAGAAGTTCCCTGAACTGCGTAAGGGTGGCGTTAAGCTAATGCAGTTCTTCAAGGAGCTAAGCGGTACTGAGGGAACAATTCAGGCAAGACGTGCTTTCGTATTCCTAGCACAAGACCTAGACGGTTACCGTAGAATTCTTAAGAAGACGGTAACCGATAACAACGAGATGGATCGCTCCCTTAAGACTATGGAGCAGACCACAGGTGTTCGGTGGGAAAAGTTTATGAATCAGATGAGGGCTGCTGTACTAATGATCGGTGCAGAAGTCCTACCCGAAATTCTGAAACTAGCTCCACACATTCAACGAATGGTTGATTGGTTCACTGGACTTAATCCAGAAGTTAGGGCAAGCGCTATTCACTTTGCAGCAATTGCAGTAGCGATTCTAGGTGTTGCAAGTGCGGCAGCATTTTTGCTAGGACCAATCATTCGGTTGATCGCACTTCTCATTAAGGGTCGTATGCTTTTTGCTGCTGTTAGTATCGGAGTTGCAGCGGTCACAATTGCAATTGGACTACTAACAGGTGAGTGGGATACATTAAATGGAATCGTCGGTGCCTTCTTTGATCTAACAAATCAGGGTGCCTGGGGTTGGGTAGCAATGTTTGCAATCGCTACTGTAGGCGCACTCAAGTTAGCAAAGGCCATCAATGGCGTTAGAAATGCCTGGGTTGCAGCTAGCGTTGTTAGCTCAACTGGTGCAGCTACAGGTGGACTAGCAGGATTGTTCTCTAGAGGTAAGCGCGCCGGTAATGATATTAAGGGTATCAAGGCAGTAGCTAAGGAATCAGGCAAGTTAAAGGCACTTCTAGCAGGTGCTAGTATTGCTGCTGCTGGTATGGGCGCACCACTACTAATCGTAGGTGGAGCAATTGCTGCTGCCGCTGCTGGTGCTTATCTATGGAAGCGCCACATGGACGGAGTTAGGAAAGCAGCACAGGAGACTAAGAATCTCAACCTACAGGCACAAGCACCTGGTTTAGCTGCTAGTCGCTTTGCTACAACAGGTGATCGTGTACGTGATCTACAAGGCGCTCAGATTGCAGTTAAGCAGTACGATCTACAAATCAAGCAATTAAACGCTAGCCTTAAAAGTCTAAAGGGTGTGGAAAAACAGCAAGCAGAACTAAGTCTTTCACAGGCTATTCTAGATCGTAGTCGTGCTGTTGCAAGTCTCAATACCGCATATCAGAATCTCCGTGTATCAGCAGGAGCATTTGCAGATCACCTAAAGAGAGAACAGATTGCCAACGCTCGTATTGGTGAACAGCAGGTTAGAATCATTCAACTACAGAATGAACGTGCAAAACTATTCCGAGTTGGGTTCCAGGGCGATGATCCTGCAATTCAGAGCATTAACAGAGCTATTGAAAAAGCGCGTGGTAATATGGCTCGTTGGTCGCTAGAGGTAGGTGGCGCTAGTACCAAGATGAAGACAGGATTCAATTCTGTCATCACTGTTCTACAGCAGCTAAAGATGCTACCTAAGCAGATCAGTCCTGAAATGCGAGCAATGGCTCTTGATTTCAGTAGACAGATTGGTCGGATGATGAGCCCTGCTGAACTAAGAAAGTTCTTCAAGGTTGCTCTCAATCTAGATACCACAGCGGCTAATAACAAAATGGCAACCTTCATCCGTAACTGGCAGGCAAAGAAGATCAAGCTAAGTGCTGATGTTAAGATCGCTG